CTAAAGATTTATCAGGAAATGGTAATCATGGAACATTAACCACAGATGATACAGGTCTACCTGTTTGGAGTTATGATAAACCAACATAAATGAAAAATAAGTTATATTATCCGGATTTTGATAGGCACAAAAATTTATCAAAATTATATCCAGATTTATTGGAAATATACAAACACCCTATAGCATTTTGGTATGGGCGGGATGATAAAAAACCAATAAAAAGACTTGTTACGAGAATTAACAGATTATTAAATAGAGCATTTCCTGAGATTGTAGTTTTGGTTGTTTATTCTATACCTGATAGAGATTTGGATGGATATTCTAAGGGTGGTGAAGTTGATAATGATAGTTATATTGAATTTATTAATAATATATCAAAGGGTATTGGAAAGTTTTCACCAATTGTTATTTTTGAACCTGATGCATTATCTCATGTTAATAAAATGAATAAACGAGAAGCTAATAATAGAATTATGTTAATACGGAGATCTTTAGATACTTTAAGAAAAACAAATGCAAAGGTGTATGTTGATATAGGGCACCCAGGATGGTTGAAAGTAAATGAAGCGTGTAAGGTATTGAGAAAATTAGATAAAAATAGTTTTGATGGATTTTCTGTAAATGTTTCTAATTTTAGATATATTGATGAATGTTTGGAGTATGGAAATAAGATATCTAAAAGAATTAAGAAAAATTTTGTTATAGATACTTCACGAAATGGGTTGGGATCTGCAGATACTATATTTAATCCTATCAATATAGCTATTGGAGAAATTCCAACATTAGATACTGGGCATGAATATTGTGATGCGTTTTTATGGATTAAACCTTTAGGGGAATCTGATGGTAAATTAAATGGTTCTCCAAAAGATGGAAGATTTTATTTAGATAATGTTTTGAAAGTGATTGAAAATTCAAAAAAAATTGGTAGTTTGTAGAACTACTTGATACTTATATGTGAATGGTTTTTAAGGTTACTAACCATTTACAATTAATAATTAATAATTAAAATATACATATAGGAGAATAGACAATGGATTTAGATCTAGTAAAAAAACGTTTAAATCAGTTACAAGCAACAAATCAAAGAACATCCGTTCTTTGGAAACCACAACCAGGAACACAAATTATTAGAATTGTACCTTATAAATTTAACAAGGACAATCCTTTTGTAGAATTATTTTTCCATTATAATTTAGGTGGAAAATCTTATCTATCACCAATTTCTTTCGGTCGTCCAGACCCAATTGAAGAATTTGCGCAGAAGTTGAAATCTTCTGGTAATCGTGATGATTATAGATTAGGTAAGAAACTCGAAGCTAAAATGAGAACTTTTGCACCTGTACTTGTTCGTGGAGAAGAAAAAGAAGGAGTAAAATTCTGGGGATTTGGTAAAACAGTTTACCAGGAACTTCTTTCAGTTATTTCAGATCCAGATTATGGTGATATTACAGATCCATTAAATGGACGTGATGTTAATGTTGAGTTTAAGACAGCAGAAGAAACGGGAGCTACTTTCCCATCTACTACTATTAGAGTTAAGCCAGTAACGGCACCAATTTCAGAAGATAAAAATGTTCTTGAATTGGTAACAGATACACAACGGGAACTTACTGAAATTTATCAGGAAAAGACTTACGATGAACTTACAGAGATTTTGAATGATTGGCTTGAAGGTAAGAGTGATGAAAAAGATGAATCTACTAAAGAAAAAGGTAATTCAGTAACTTCAGAAAAAGTTGCAGAAACCACAAAAACTGTAGAATCAGTTTCTTCAGCTTTTGATGAATTATTTAATAAAAACGCTTAAAACGTAAGGATAATATATGTCTGTACGGGATGAATTAGCTGATGTCCTTGCTGATACTTTAAATAAGAAGTTTAAGGACATGAAAGTAGCGTATTTTTTAGATGGTTCTGATAGTACGCCAACAGATATAAAGGATTTTGTATCTACAGGTTCTACCATGTTGGATTTAGCAATATCAAATAAACCAAATGGTGGTATTGCTGTTGGTAGAATTACAGAACTTAATGGATTGGAATCAACTGGAAAATCTTTAGTTGGGGCTCATATTTTAGCTGAAACTCAGAAAAAAGGTGGTGTAGCAGTTTATATTGATACAGAAACATCAGTAAGCCATGATTTTTTAGAAGTTATTGGTATAGATGTTTCAAAAATGCTATACTTACATCTTGAGACAGTTGAAGATATATTTGAAGCTGTTGAAGAAATAGTTTTACAAGTAAGAGGTTCAGATAAAGATAGATTGGTTACAATATTGGTAGATTCTTTAGCAGCCGCGACAACGAAGGTAGAATTAGATGCGGATTTTGATAAGGATGGTTGGGCAACTAGCAAAGCAATTATAGTCTCTAAAGCATTGAGAAAGATTACTCAAATGATTGGACGACAGAAAGTTGCTCTTGTGTTTACTAATCAATTACGTGCTAAGTTAGGGGTAATGTTCGGTGATCCTTGGACTACCAGTGGTGGAAAAGCATTACCATTTCATGCGTCAACTAGAATTAGATTGAAGAATAAAGGTCAAATAAAAGATTCTAAGAAGAATGTTATCGGGATGACGATTCTGGCGCAAGTTGTAAAGAATAGATTGGGACCTCCGCTAAGAAAAGCAGAGTTCCCTCTTTATTTTGAGAGTGGTATTGATGATGAAGGTAGTTGGCTAACTATAATGAAAGAGTATGGTATAGCTAAAGTTGCTGGAGCATGGTATTCCTTACCAATAATTGATTTTGAAACTGGTGAAGAATTGGAAGTAAAGAAATTTCAATCTAAAGATTTTGCTGATATGTTAAAAGATAAAAATCTAAAAGAATATCTATACAAACTCATCTGTGATAAAGTTATCTTAAAGTATGACAAAAGTGCTTTAGGAATAGACGACGTAGAAATTACAGATGAGGATGGCGATGGATAAAAGATATGTCAGTATACTTGACGAGATTAAGAAAAAAGGCGGCAGTTTAGATGGTGGTCACTTCAATGATAAAGTACTTATTGTAGATGGTCTGAATACTTTTATAAGGGTATTCAGCGTTATGCCAACTCTTAATGATGACGGGATTCACATTGGGGGAATAGTTGGCTTTCTAAAAAGTATAGGTTATGCAATCCATCTTTTCAATCCCACCCGAGCCATTATAGTATTTGATGGTAAGGGTGGGAGCTCCCGCCGTCGTAAAATATTTCCTGAATATAAAGCTGGTAGGAAACCAAAGAGTAGATTAGTACGCGCGTATGATTTCGCTAGTGAGGAAGATGAGCGAAAGAATATGTTAAAACAATTACAGGCAGTAATTGGATATTTACAAATGTTACCAGTTACAATTATTGCTATGGATAATATTGAAGCGGATGATGTTATAGCGTATTTATCTAAACAAGTTTTTAATGAAAGTAAAGTAGTAATTACATCTACTGATAAAGACTTTCTTCAACTCATAAATCATAGAATTAAAGTTTACAGTCCTACTAAAAAGAAAATATATGATAGGAATGCAATATATGATGAATATGGAATTCCATCAAAAAACTTTTTAACTTATAGGATACTAGAAGGAGATAAATCGGATAATATTCCTGGGGTAAGGGGTGCTGGACTTAAAAGTATCATAAAAAGATTTCCTAAAATCACAGATAGAGATGAACCATATTATACATTAGAAGAATGTATAAAAATTTCAGAAGAAAAGAAAGATGAACTGAAGTTATATGAAAGTGTAGGTATTTGTAAAGAACAGTTATTTCTTAATAGAAAATTAATGCAATTATTTAATGTAGATATAACACCTAGTAGTAAGATGAAAATTATGGGTTTGGTTGAAAGTCATATAACTGAATTGATAAAATTTAAATTTGAAACTAAGTTTTATCAAGATAAACTATTTACTGCGTTACCAAATTTACAAGGTTGGTTAACTCAGAATTTTACCCAATTAAATAGATACGCGAGAATGAGTCATGGGAAGAAGTCGTAAATATTTTACAAAAAATCAACAAAAGAAAGCTCAGCGTAGATGGCAAATGGAACATTATGAGCGTAATAAGGAAGCTTTACGCAAAGTAGCAAGGGATAGGTATAGAAAGAAAAGACAAGAAGAAATATCTGAAGAACGTAGGAAGAAATTATATGGAGAGTAAATTGGTAAATGGAGATTCATTAGAAGTTTTAAAAGAATATGATGATGATTCAATCGATTTACTTTGCACAGATCCACCATATGGATATGGGTTTATGGGAAAGTCTTGGGATAAAACACTTCCACCAAAAGATATATTTCTAGAATGTTATAGAGTAT